GTTGTAGTTGGTGGTGTTCGTCGTAGTGCTATGATCTCTCTGTCTAACCTGTCAGATGACCGTATGCGTCATGCTAAGTCAGGTAGCTGGTGGGAGAATGATCCACAACGTGCCTTGGCTAACAACTCAGTGAGCTACACAGAGAAACCTGATGCCGTATCATTTATGCGTGAGTGGATGTCTCTGGTAGAGAGTGGCAGTGGTGAACGTGGTATCTTTAACCGACAGGCATCTGTAGCTCAATCTAAGAAGAATGGTCGTCGTGACCCTAACCATGAGTTTGGAACTAACCCTTGCTCAGAGATTATTCTACGACCATATCAATTCTGTAACTTGACGGAGGTAGTAGTTCGTGCAACAGATACTGTGGACACTCTTGAACGTAAAGTACGTATGGCAACTATTTTGGGAACTATACAGTCCAGCTACACAAAGTTTCCCTATCTGCGAAAAGTGTGGCAGAACAATACAGAAGAAGAACGACTGCTTGGGGTGTCTCTGACAGGCATTATGGACAACCCGCTAATGACAACAACTAACAATGGATTGGAGAAGACCCTTGAACACCTTAAAGCTATCGCAGTGGCTACGAACGCTGAATGGGCTGAACGCCTTGGTATCCCTGTTGCTGCTGCTATCACTTGTGTTAAACCTAGTGGTACTGTATCCCAGCTTGTTGACAGTTCTTCTGGTATTCATGCTCGTCACTCAGAGTATTACATACGTACTGTCAGGGGAGATAACAAAGACCCTCTAACACAGTTTATGAAGGATCAGGGTATCCCGAATGAACCTGATGTGTTTAAGCCAGATCAAACGACAGTCTTTAGTTTCCCTATGAAAGCTCCCGCAGGGGCTACAGTAACAAGTGACCTTAGTGCTATTGACCAGTTGAAGATGTGGTTGGCCTACCAGCGTAGTTGGTGTGAACATAAGCCCTCCGTGACAATCAATGTAAAGAGTGATGAGTGGTTCTCTGTAGGTGCTTTTGTCTATGAGAACTTTGATGAGATGTCTGGTGTGTCGTTCCTCCCGTACAACGAACACACATATCAACAGGCTCCTTATCAAGAGGTAGGTAAGAGTGACTACGAGATGCTTCTGTCATGTATGCCCGACAGCATTGACTGGAGTAAACTTTCAGAGTATGAGGTTGAGGATAACACAGCAGGAAGTCAGACACTAGCGTGTTCTGGTGACAGTTGTGAGATCGTTGACTTGACGTAAGATTAACACCTGAGCATAAAAGCATCTACGATGCGCCGCATTGAAAATGCTAGTGTATAAACTGCTCACCTTACTCTAGCAAAGGAAAGTCATGTATACAATCATTACAAGAGACCAATGCAACTTCTGTGACACAGCTAAGGCAATACTGGCAGGTTCTGGACTACGCTATAAGTCTTACAACGTACAGGCATCCGAAGGGAAATGGTTGCTTACCCTAATCAAACAGGCGGGACACACGACAGTCCCTCAAATCTATGCCCCTGATGGTAGCTATATCGGAGGTTATACGGAACTAAAGGAACATCTTGATGTCAGTACGTAAGCAGTTTAGCAGGTCACTATACGAAGCCTATGACACCCCCGCTAAGGAGGCTCTAGTGGCTATCCTAGAGGCTAAGGGACATACCCTAGTCAACACAGAAGAAGACTACTACGCAGATGTTGTATCGACTAAAGGTGGCTACACATACTTCAATGAGGCTGAAGTTAAGGTAGGTTGGAAAGGTGACTGGCCACCAGACTGGACTGAGATACGTATCCCAGAACGTAAGAAGAGGTTGCTACAGAAGTATGAGGGTTCTAATGGTGTCCTCAACTTCTACGTATTTAGCAAGGATTTGTCACAAGCATGGAGGATTAAGGACACACAACTGACAGAAGAGAGCCTGAAAGAAGCTAAAGGACGCTACATCCAGAAGGGTGAGAAGTTCTTTCACATTCCTTACAATCAAGCAGAGTTGGTTAAAGTCTAATGGATGAACCACCCAAGAAACAATCTCGTACTAGACGTAAGACTACATATAAAGGTGCTGACAAGAAGAAGACCTCAGGTCTGACCCCTAGGACACCTAAACAGAAAGAGCTAATTGATGCGCTTAAACAAAGTAGCCAAGTCTTTATTCTTGGGCCTGCGGGGACTGGCAAAACATATGTCACGGCGACTTATGCTTCCGACCTCTACACGACGAAAGAAATTGATAAAATCGTCATCACAAGACCTCACGTTGCCGTAGGTAAGGAGCTTGGGTTCCTCAAAGGGGACTTGACAGAGAAGACTATGCCTTGGGCTTTGCCTGTACTTGACGTACTGGAGAAGCACTTGGGGAAGGGTACAGTGGAAACTGGCATCAAACTAGGTAACATTGAAATGGCTCCCCTAGCTCTAATGAGGGGTCGTAGTTTTGACAACGCCTTTATCATTGTAGATGAGACACAGAATATCACTACACATGAGCTTAAGATGCTTCTGACCCGTGTAGGGGAAGGGACTACCATTGTCCTTAACGGTGATGTACAACAATCTGACCTGAAAGAAGCTGATGGGTTGACAAAGGTTATCCATCTTGCTAAGAAGCATCAGTTGCCTGTACCAATCATTGAGTTTGGCATAGAGGACATTGTAAGGTCTGACATCACAGCTATGTGGGTGAAGACGTTTCTTAAGGAGGGACTATGACGACATACGATCCAGTAGATAAACCAGCCCACTACAATCAGGGTGGTGTAGAGTGTATCGACTACATCAGACAGGTTCTAGGGTTAGACGGTTTCATTGCCTACTGTCATGGGAATATGATTAAGTACCAGCATCGTTATCGCTACAAGCAGAACCCCCGTGAGGATATGAAGAAAGCTCAGTGGTATCTTAACAAGATGAATGAAGCCCTAGAGGAGAAGTACAAATGACGATCTTAGAGACTATTGTAGCCGTACAACTTATTGTGTCCCTCTACCTCACACACAGGGTATGGAAGCTACAACAGGAGATTGAGGATATGCAGACGGTCATTGGCGCTATCCTAATGGACCAATCTGATACAGACTTCAACCTAAAAGACATATTGTAATACTGCCAGTAAAAACGAAAATAGCCCACCCTAGGAATTAACCTAAGGTGGGCTTTATTGTATCTATCGTTTGGTTCTATTACTTAGTTCTTCTGAACAAGTTCAGGAATGAATTAGCTATCTGGTTTGGTGTAGGGAGTAGCCAACCAATCACTAGCAGGAGAATCACCCAAGCTGGCACTTCATTGATTATAACATTCTCCACAGCCTCTGTATCGACCTTAGAGGTACTACTTGATTGGTCTATGGTGTCTACCCTAGCATTGGGCCTAACACTCACTGTAGGGGCTATATTATTTGTTGTCCCAATCGTCTGTGAGTTGGTCTTCCCTGCTTGGACGTTTGCTGCTACGTTCGGTCCCCCTCCCGTGAGAAGGCTTAGTGGACCCTTGCTGCAACTTACCGTAAGCATCAAGACCAAAAGCAGCAGTGACATACGAGAAAATAGGCCAGACAAGTATTTCGATAATCTGTACATCTTTTACCTCTACGATGTAGACTAACCATACGATTAGTGCTATAGCCAATTCTCTCTTGAAGGTCTTCATTTTTCTCTTGCCATTGAGTCTAGGATTAGACGGATAGTTTTTATATTCTCATCAATACGACCAAGAGTGATAGCTTGACTTTGAACGCTTTGCTCAAGACCACTGGTACGTATCTCAAGTCTTACGATCTCTTTCTGGTTAGTGTCTACATCATTACGTAGTGTAGCAACAAACCAGATAAGGGCAACCGTCTGCAAAACAATAGCTAAAAGGAATGTAATTGGAACACCTTTTGATAGATGCCATTCTGTGTCATCAGTCATTACGGATAGGCCTTTCGAGATAGTTGGTAGTGAGGGCCATCTGGGAAGCTCTTCCAATCACCACCCCACTCAAGGTCAACCTCAAGCTCTTCAGCAGCTTGCTTCATAGCATCTGCAATAGGGTAGAAGTATTCCCAGTCCCATGAGATAGGCCAAGGAGCAATATCTACAGCATGACCTGTTAGGTGTCGTGAGTTAAGGGTTTTTGTTGCACCCTTACGATATAACTCACGTTGACGGTTAATGTTACGGATACCTTCAATCACACTGAAGTCTTGTTCAGTGATCTCAATGGCACGTTTTACTACAGCTACAAGATCAGGGTGTACACCTGATAGGTTCTGTAGGCTTCTTTTACCCAGTTGGTAGGTCATTTATTCTTCCTTGTGTGTCTGCTTCACCTTAATTCTGACCAGAATTCTATAGTTCTGACGACGTTTAGTCTGTAGTAGTGTGTGTCAGGGACAATAAAACTTACGTTTTGCCAAGAACTCCCGTCTCTAGTGCCGACCTTTACCCAAGTGGTGTTGTCAGTTGATACCTGCCAATCCCCAGAGGTTCCTTGAAACATGGCATTTACTAGAATAGGCTTGCCTGTTGTGTTTTGATAAGACACTGCACCAGACCTGCTGCCAGAAACATCCTGCCACGTCTGTCCGACACCGATAGGTTCTGGGGTCAGCGTCTCAACCGCCGCCTTCACCTTCGCAGGCGATACGAGGCTCTCTGTCGTGCTAGTACCAGCCTCCCAAGCTGATGTAGCTTGATCCC